GAATAGCATGGTCGGGTGATACATGGTAACGGAGACATAAATGGCAATTACATACATTAACACAGGAACAATCGCAAACGACGGAACTGGTGATGATCTTCGTGATGCGTTTATTAAAATTAACGATAACTTTGAAGAATTAGACTTACGTATTGTAGAAGACTTTAATGTTGAAAACTTAGGTTCATTAGGTGATGGATTGTACGGAGGCAAGATTGCTGGAGTACATGGATTCAAAAGACTAATAGGTGGATCTAATATAACACTTAGTTCAACAGCAAACGGCATTACATTAAATGGCGCAGATAGTTTAGACCAGTTACTAGTAGTTTCGGACAGTGGTTCGCTTACAGTATCAAGAGGCCAAACAATGACTGTGCGAGGCGGTGAAGGAACTAACACTAGAACAGATGGTCAAACAATTTTTATTGACTTAGACACTACAGGAATTGTGTCGCAAGATACAGCACCATCACTTAGTGCTAACCTAAATGCTAATAATAAAAATATTACACAAGTTAACTTACTACAAGCAAACACTATACAAGGGCAAGGCGGCATTGCTACTAATGTTGAAGGTTTAGTATACGGATATGATATTAGAGAATTTGGTGATTATCTAACTGGATTTGACTTTGGCAATGTTAGAGAAACTTATACAAATGCACTTGAATTTATCATGCACACAGTAGACCTAGATTTCCAGACTGTTGACCCTGACGTTGGCGACACTGTAGATTTAGGGTATATAGTATAATTCCGTTAAGGGTATAAAATATGGCAGATCTTTGGACAGCAAAATCAGATACACTACTAGCACAACTTGAGGAAAAAGTAACAACTCAAGTTGCTTTACCTGTCCTCTCTCGTGCAACAGTATCATTAATAAGCGGAAGTTTGCCTCCAGGCATGCGTCTTGAAAATAATGCAATAGTAGGTACTCCATACGAAGTTGCTCGTAAAATTGAATATAGATTTGTAGTAAGAGCTACACTAGACTCAGCAGTAAGAGATAGAACTTTTAAACTAACAGTGTCTGGACCTGATGCTCCAGAATGGCAAACTGATCCAGGGTTGCTTCCAGTTGGTAATAACGACACATTCTATATATTAGATAGTAGTCCTATTGAATTCCAATTAGTAGCAACTGATGATGATTTAATTGCTGGTGATGTACTTTCATATTATATATCAGACGGAGATGGCGAACTGCCACCAGGAACATCACTTACTGATGACGGACGTATTGTTGGTATTGTTGATCCATTACTTGCTATTGAAAAAGGTTTACAATACAGTGACGGAACATATGATACTGTTCCATACGATTTAATAAGTGGCGGATTTGACTTTGGTATTAGATCAACCAACGGCTTTGATAGTTTCTTTTATGATACTACAACATGGGACTTTAACTATTCAGAAAAGCCACCAAAGAAACTAAACAGGTTTTATCAATTTACAGTTAGTGTTACTGACGGCGATACAGTGTCAAGACGTACATTTAGAGTGTTTGTTGTTGGCGATGATTTCTTTAGAGTTGATAACACTGTATTACAAGTTGGCACAGGTACGTTTACAGCAGACAACACTAACCTTAGAACACCTATATGGATTACACCAGGCGACTTAGGTGTTAAACGTGCAAACAACTATGTTACTATTCCGTTAGATATTATTGATACTAACACACAAACTGGCTTTGTTAATTATGAACTATTAGCAAACAATGCTGATTTAACATCAAGTATATTACCTCCTGGTATGGTATTAGATACATCAACAGGAGATATTGCAGGGCGTGTACCTTATCAAACTGAAGTAACAAAACAATTTAAATTTACTATTAAAGCAACTAGATACACACCAGATCAAGTTAATGAAAATGTAAGTACATCAAAAGAATTTACACTAAGACTATTAGGTGAAATTAATAGTGAAACAACATGGAAATCTATAAGTGACCTTGGCACTATTAATACTAATATTATTAGCGTACTTAGAGTCGAAGCGACAACAAATGTTCCGAACAGTAGAGTGTTGTACAGTTTAGCAAGTGGAAGACTTCCTCCTGGATTACAATTATCATACGATGGAGAAATTGTAGGCAAGGTAAATGCATTTGGACAAAACGTATACAAAAGTATTTGGAAGGGTTCAAGAAACTATAAAGCAGGTGATGTTGTAAAAGATAATGGTCAGTTGTATGTAACACAAAGTGATCATCTAAGTACAAGTTCAAATGTATTTAATAACGATAGTGCATTATGGGCAGAGTTTTCATATGAGAAGTTTGGACTAATTGTATTTGATAACGATACTGTTCTTATTGATGGATCTGATACTACAGTTGATAGAGAATATAAATTTACAGTTAATGCAGAAGATCAATACAAGTATAGCATTGCTAAGAAAGAGTTTGTTATTAAAGTAAATGATCCAGAAACAAAGAAATATAATAATTTATATTTGAAGCCTTTCTTGAAGCAAGATATACGCACAGAGTATTCTAACTTTATTGCTGATCCTGAAATCTTCATTCCTGAAAATATATACAGACCGCAAGATCCAAACTTTGGTATCCAAAGAGAAATTAAGATGTTAGCATATGCTGGTATTGAAAGTGTTGACTTAGATAAGTTTGTAGCGGCTACAACACAAAACCACAAAAGAAAACAATACAGAGTCGGTGATTTAAAAACTGCTATTGCAAATGTACCTGGAACAAATACTAGTGTATATGAAGTAATATATTTAGGAATTAAAGATCCTGCTGATACTGCTACAGGCAGAACTCAAAAGAAAATAATAATTGACACAAACAACAAAATTACATCAGACATAACTAGTGCAACATCTAAAAACGTGTACTACGATTATGATGTAAAACCACAGTTTGTAATAACTACTCGTAACAGACCATTTACAGTAACATTTGGTGATGAGTTTTATCTTGAAACTAGAGATGATGGTACCCAAGGTATCAAGTGGCAAGATGGAATAGTAGTTGACCAACGCACAGAAAGTAATATAGTAAAAATACTTGAAGGCTTAGGTCCTGTGGCAACTAGGCGTCCACAATATGAAAATACTGTTAAAACAGATAACATTCAAATTGATGCTTCGCAGAGTTTAGACAACAAACGTTATATTAGCAACATAAACAACATGCGTGATAATATAAGAGGACTAGGCGCAACAAACAGAGAGTTTGTTCCACTATGGATGAGATCATCTCAACCTGGTAGCGTTAATGAACTAGGGTATACACCAGCTATTGTATTATGCTATTGTAAACCGGGAACAAGTCAAATCATATTAAGTGCTATTAAAAGTAGCGGGTTTGATTTTAGTAAGTTTAATTTAGATGTAGATAGGTATCTTATGGATAGCACAAAAGAAACTAGTAACTCTAAATATATTCTGTTCGCAAATTACAGACACAATGTATAAGTACGATAAATAATTTTAGGAGATATTAAATGGCTAATAGTACAGTAACTTTTACACAAATAGATGAAGAATATCCAGTCGCAGGACAAGACAACGATAGCCAAGGCTTTCGTGATAACTTCTCAACAATTAAAACAGGTATGCAAAATGCAAGCACAGAACTAGGTGACTTGTTAACAAATTCGGCAAGAAAAGATGTACCAAATAACTTTAACGGAAACTTGGTACAGAATGCTAGTACACAAGCATTGTCCGAAAAAGTATATAACACAGGAAGTTTAACTACTACCACAGTGATTCAATGGACTGATGGTGGATTTCAAAACGTAACTGTTAGTAATTCTTTAAGTTTAGAATTAGATGGATGGCCTGCAACAGGCAACTTTGGTAAACTAACAATAGCACTTAGAGGACAACCAGGTGCTGAGGTTACTTTTCAACCACCAGGTACAGGAGTTATTAAAGTATCTCCAACTAACTGGCCACAGGTTGGCGGAGAAAATGTTGATTCGATAGAAGTTACTAGTGTAACACAACCAATTATAATTGAAGCATGGACTACAGACGCAGGTCAAAGTGTTCATCTAAATTATATGGGTGCATACGATACAATATAATGTTTAATCCACTTGTAGATGATTTTAGCGTTCTATCAGATTCCGAAGTAGAGGATAAGGTAGCAGAACTGGGCCGTAAATATTTCTCAACGCATAATCCACATCTACAACAGCAAATTGGAACTATACTAGAAATGTTTAAAACAGAAGCTCGATCACGTAGAGCTTCTGCCATGTTACGACAACAACAAGATAATGGCGAATCAGGACTTGACAATCTCATTAAAGTGTCGTAAAATACATGTATGCTTATGAAGACAGACTCGCTCGGTATTCCGAGATTTACAAATAAAGACTTAGTTGATATGATCTATACAGGTCATGTTGATAAATGCCATGTGGTACTTTGCGAAGAATCAGATGATGTAGATAAGTTTAATGCCGCTATGGCAGAGCAAGGCTTTGATAAACTACAAAAATATATCCCATTAGATGTAGATCAAAAGACTTTTGACAGTGTATGTCAAAGCGAATGGTTTATGCCTGATCACTACAAAGAGCTCGATGTAGTACGTTTTTTAAACAATAGAGAACTTACTCCCGAACAAAGAGATCGTGTTCGAGAAGAACTACAAGAATTTACTGAACGTGGTATGATACCGTTGTTGCGTTATATGTGCTATCTTGTAGACTTTATGCGTGAAAACAATATTGTATGGGGTGTAGGTAGAGGATCGAGTGTATCAAGTTATGTATTATACTTGATAGGTGTACACAAAATTAATTCAATTCAGTTTGGCCTGGATTGGAGAGAGTTCCTGAGATAAGTAAGCATATAACATTTAGGAGGTACTAGTATGGTACAGAAAACAAAAGGCGCAAAAGTTTACAAAACTATGCAAGGCAAACAAGTTGATATGGATTTACTAAGAAAACGTAATGAAATGACTCCAGCAGTTGGCAATGCAAAAATTAATGCACGTGGTGACGAATTAGGTCCAGGCGGACAAGTTATTAGAAGCCGCGAAGATGTGTTAAAAGGTTATTATGAAAATGCTAACCCTGTAGTAGCAGATGAAAATCCTGTAAAGCGTACAGAATTTATGCCACCAGAAGAAGCAGTAAAAAATGATGATGACTGGATCGAAGACGAAGACGGCAACTTTTTTCAAAAAGGTGATTAATGGCTATTAATGTTAATTCTATAAAAACTAAAAAACTTCGTGCTATTGGAAATAGAGTTCTTGTAACTGATATGGAATTTGGCGAACAAAAAACTGCAAGTGGTTTAATCATTAGCAGTGATGATGGACAAACTAGAGGCGTTTACCCACGTTGGGGTAAAGTATATGCTAAAGGTCCTAAAAATAATGACCCGTACGAAAAGGGTCAATGGATACTTGTTGAACACGGACGTTGGACTCGAGGAATGAAAATTGATATTGAGTCTGAAGGTGAAGTAGAAATGAGAATGGTTGAGGCAGAAAGTATACTTGCTTATTCCGAAACAAAGCCAAACGATGTACGCATTGGTAATGAATACAGCGATGGCGACTCAGCTGACATACGCCCAGAAGACTTCGGCGCAAACTAAAGGTAAAAAATGACAAACGTATTTAAAGATATTGACACGTTCGCTACGGCTTGTGATCAGCCGCCCAGCGAAGCAAACTATAAAATGTACCTTGGTCTTATTGACGAAGAAGTAGGCGAGCTTGCAGATGCTATTGAAGATAACGATCCAGTAGAACAACTAGACGCATTAATTGACATCTTAGTTGTTACTATGGGTGCAGTACGTGCCGCAGGTTGGGATGGCGAAGCGGCTTGGAAAGAAGTAATGGACACAAACTTTGCTAAAATAGATCCAACTACAGGCAAAGTTATTAAACGTGAAGATGGAAAAGTGCTAAAGCCTGAAGGTTGGAAAGCACCTGAGCTTGCACAATTCATTAAATGAACTTGCTAATACCGAGGGATTGTTTCTTTGATGACAATAACAACACCCTCGGTATTTGGCTTTCCGGCGGAGTTGATAGTAGTATACTTTGTTACTTGTTAGCAAAACATATTATAGATAAAGATTTAAACTTTAAAATTCAGCCAGTAACTATTTTTAAAAATAAAAGAACATCAACCTACAAAGATATTATTAACTTTGTTGAACAAAGTCTCGACTGTAAAGGCTTATTCTTACAACCAATTGTAAAAGATAGAAACGACCAAGACGAAGATGATGCATTTTTTGATTTAAACTATAGTAACGTAGTATCTAAGAAATACAAATACATATACAGCGGAATCAATGCAACACCTAGCACTGAGAACTATTCGTCTATGTGGAAACCAATATACGAATTAGAACAAGTAAGAAATCATTACACTAAAAAGTTAATGGCTATTAACGGTGTAATAGAACTACAAGGTGAATTGCACGAATTTGGAGAAGTACGTCCTTTCTTTAATTTAGACAAAAGACAAATTGCAGAGTTGTACAAGCAACACAATTTATTAGATACATTATTTCCGTTAACAATTAGTTGTCATACAGAAATTGCGCATTGCGGAGACTGCTGGTTTTGCAAAGAGCGAATTTGGGGTTTTGGTAAGCTATAACATAGATAATGCTTGACTCCTTAGTTAGTATATGCTACAATATATATAAAATACATAAGGAGTTTTGTTTTGACAACACATGCTACAATCGATCTAGAAACAATTGACACCCGTCCTGAAGCAACTGTGCTTAGTATCGGATGTGTTAAATTTAATCCACTAGATAACAGTGAACCACACAGTGAATTATATTTTAAAGTCTGTATAGACGATCAAGATCGTTTGGGTCGTACATCAAGTGACGATACTATTGAATGGTGGGGCAGACAAAAACCAGAAATTATGGAAGAAGCATTTGACCAAACAGGTTCTATTTCCGTAGATGAGTCTTTACGCAAGTTAAGTAAATTTAGTGTTGGTGTTGATACGTTTTGGGGTCAAGGATACGGTTTTGACTATACCATAATGGAAAACATGTTCCGCCAAGGCGGAATGCCTATTCCGTGGAACTTCTGGCAAATAAGGGATTCTAGAACACTTTTTGGGTGTTGTGAGAGTGACCCACGTAAGTTAATACAAAATGATTTACACAACGCATTAGCAGATGCGTACTACCAATCAAAAGCAATTCAAATTGCATACAAAGAATTAGGAATAAAAAGATGAAATATGTAATTGACATTGACGGTACTATTTGCAAGGAAGTTCTTATTCCTGACAGTGGTGGCAAAAAGGATTATGCAAATCATATCCCAATGCCAGAACGTATTGCAAAAGTAAACGCATTGTTTGATGCAGGACATACTATCAAGTATATGACAGCACGAGGTTGTGTAAGTGGAGTAGACTATTACGAACTTACATATGCACAACTAATGGGTTGGGGCGCAAAGCATCACGAACTAAGCGTAGGCGAAAAAGAGAACTACGATATTTGGATTGATGACAAAGCGTTTTGGAGTGAAAACTTCTTCCGTGAAACAGGTGAGTCATATGAGTAAAATACAAGAAAAATTAAATAGTATCATGGACGAGATACAAGCACTTATGGAAAGTCACCCAAGAGCACATCTTGAAGAAGGTTCTAACATTCATGCACTAATGGCATCAGCAGGTTTGTACTTTGCACACATGGACGATGAGAATAAAGATTATTATCAGTTTGTATCAATGGCAATTGAAGAAGAAGCGGAGTGGAACGTATGAGTAGATTTATAGCGGCAATGGATCATAGTGGTGGAAGCACAGGCGGCGTACTAGAACGCTACGGACAATACGACTATGACGAAGTCAGCAAGATGGACAAAGTACACGCAATGCGTCTTAGAATGGTCAACTCACCTGACTTCAACGACAAAAACATTTGGGGAGCAATCCTCTACCAAGACACAGTTAAACGTGGCATGGTTAACATCTTAGACGAAATGGGCATTGATTCATTTTTAAAGATTGACAGCGGATGCAACGAAGATGGAACACTCAAACAGTTTCCCGTAAAGCAAATGCTAGAGTGGGCTACAAACGGAGTTGGTCCTAAAATCTACGGCACTAAGATGCGTAGC